AATGGTTAGTTGAAACGACTGAGAAGTTCTGTCAAGAGAAAGCTGTCTATAATGCTATTATGGATAGTATTCAGATCATTGATAATAAGGGCTCGGAAGATAAAGGTGCTATTCCGCAGCTGTTATCTGATGCTCTTTCAGTATCGTTTGATACTCATATCGGTCATGACTTTATTGAGGACGCTACTGCACGTCATGAGTTCTATAATGCAAAAGAAGTTAAGATACCTTTTGATATCGATCTACTTAATAAAGTTACTAAAGGGGGTCTATCTACGAAGACTCTTAATATAGCTCTTGCTGGCACTGGTGTTGGTAAGTCGCTATTCATGTGTCATTGCGCTGCTGCTAATCTTGTACAAGGCCGAAACGTACTCTATATCACCTTAGAAATGGCTGAAGAGAAGATTGCAGAGCGCATTGACGCTAACCTACTTAATGTTACTATGGATGAACTTAAAATGCTTCCTAAGGATGCATATGATAAGAAGATTGAAAGAGTATCGAGTAAGACCAAGGGTAAGCTTATTGTTAAAGAGTACCCTACTGCTTCTGCTCATACTGGTCACTTTAGACATCTATTAAATGAACTAAAACTTAAGAAGGGCTTTAAGCCTGACATTATCTATGTTGACTATCTAAATATCTGTTCATCTGCTCGTATTAAAGGTGCTGCAGTTAACTCTTATACTTACGTCAAGGCTATTGCTGAAGAGTTGAGAGGTCTAGCTGTTGAATGGGCAGTACCTATTGTATCTGCTACGCAGACTACTCGCTCTGGTTATACTAATACTGATGTTGGTCTGGAAGATACTTCTGAATCGTTTGGTCTACCTGCTACTGCTGACTTTATGTTTGCTATTATCTCTACAGAAGAGCTAGAAGATATGGCTCAAGTAATGTTTAAGCAGCTTAAGAATCGATACTCTGACCCTAACTATAATAAACGTTTTGTAGTAGGTATTGATAGAGCGAAGATGAGACTATATGATGTAGAGCAAAATGCTCAAGAAGATATAGTGGATGATGGACCTGCATTTGATAATAGTCATGCTGGTCAAACGATAATGGCTGAGAAGTTTAACGGGTTTAAATAATAAGTAGTTGCCTTAAAACGTGTATGGTACTATTATAAGTAATCATTAACGAAAAGGTAACTACATGAATATTTTTATACTTGATAAAGACCCTAAGCAAGCAGCTATGATGATGTGTGATAAGCATATCAATAAGATGATTATCGAATCTCAGCAGATACTATCCTGTGTATTAGATAAACGATATCAAGAGCGACATCTATCTAAGGATAAAGATGCTCTTACTCCTTCCAAACAATTAGGTCTACCTCAATACCCTAAAGCGCATGCTAAGCATCCTTGTACATTATGGGCGCTAGAATCTCGTGCTAACTTTAAGTGGTTACTCAAGCATACTAGACAGTTAGTATCTGAGTATAGTTTCCGTTATCGTGAACGTAATGGCGCTAGAAAAGTTCATTCGTTAGAAGGCAATCTCTGCATCTACGAAGCTCAAGGTCAGTATCTAAGCTTCCCTAAAGCTAAACTAACTCCCTTTGCTCAAGCCATGCCTGTTGATTATAAAGAGCCTGGTAATGCAGTTGCTGCTTATCGTACTTACTATCTTATGGATAAGTCATTCGCTAAGTGGGAAAAGCATCGTGGTGTTCCTTCGTGGTATAAATATGGACGTCTAATGATGCTTCATCAAACCCGCGGGTACCTTATACGGAGTACTAGTAATGAAACTATTGAAAGCAAGCTTGCGGCTTAATGAATAATTTTATTGAGCAATATCCTACGGCCTTATCTGATAATATATGTGATGAGCTAATTGATGAGTGTGAGTCATTGATCAATAGCCATCACCCAGGTGCTGAGTTTATTGATTCTAAATCCCGAATAGATCATAATATATTTCTTAATGAGTTTGATAGATTCAATCCGTATGTTCAAGAGTTAAAATATAACTTACATAGACATATGAATGATTATGCTACTAAGAACGAATTAAATTACCGTCAAGAAGATTTAGAAGATACATTTAAGCTTCAAAAGTCCTCAGAAGGTCAAGGTTTCTTTACCTGGCATACTGAACAAGGACATGGTAAGCATAACAGATCAAGATATGCAGTATGGATGTATTATCTTAATGATGTTACCGAAGGTGGGGCTACTGAGTTCATGCATCAAAAGATCTCTATACAGCCTACTAAAGGTACATTAGTATTATGGCCTGCTTCTTATACTCATGTACATAGAGCAGCACCCACTCTTAAACAAGAAAAATATATCTTAACTGGGTGGTTTAAATATGAATAGTAGTTGCCTTAAAATACGTTACAGGCTATTATAATAAAATGATGAATAAGTATGATGATGCCCATATGGAAGTCGCTAAGACCTATGCGAAGCTTAGCTCTGCGCGACGAATGCAAGTAGGATGTATATTAGTTAAAGATCAAAAGATTATCTCTATTGGTTATAACGGTATGCCTTCTGGTTGGACTAATGATTGTGAAGATGTTATTCTAAGTAAGAACCCATTACCTAGCGGAGCTATTCCTCTGAAAGGTCATATAAACCTAAAAACAAAACCTGAGGTATTACATGCAGAAACGAATGCGATTGCAAAGGTTGCGCGCTCAACAGAGTCGGCGGAGGGTGCAACGTGTTATACAACCTGCGCCCCTTGCCTCGATTGTGCCAAGCTCATCTATCAGGCCGGAATTACCCGAGTCGTCTACGGACACGAGTACAAAGAATGTTCCGGAATAAACTTTCTTAAACAATGTAACATAAAGGTAGAACATTATGAACCAGCGAAAAGGTAAAACATATAGAGCTTCAGGCATGGATGACCATCAAGGTATGAAGCAAATGCAGTTCATTAAAGCATGCAAAGTAGCATTAGAAGGCTCGGGTTATGACGATGCTGCGTTTTACTTTGAGCAGATTGAGGATTGGATTAGATCTGGCAAGTCGCTTGATCCAAGCAAAGCAGCTCGTATTCTGGGACTGTAATGGTATGTCCAAAACAGTTTCTTATGATGGTTTCATCCATATCGTTAAAGCAACGTTACCCTTAGTTAAGGAAGGAAAAATAAGTCTTGAAGAATTTGGTCGATGCGCTATGCTTGCTTTTGGGGATATTGGGTCTGTACATAGCGGCCTTATTTCTTCTGACATTATCCGTAATCACAATCCTACTGGCCGTATGTGGAGAGGTAGTGAAGTCACTCATGAACACTTTAAAACTAGGACAGTCACGTGCAGAGAAATCTGCCAAGAATATCTTGACGGAAATCTCACGGACGAGAGACTAATAGAATTAATAGAAGAAGGCCGTAAAGTACACTATGTTACTAAGCAAGAAAATATAGACTTATGTGTACATCAACAAAATAAAAACCTTACTACATGGCAGGAGCAATATGAAGCTTGTGGCATTAAGCTTGTTAAAGATGTAGAATTATTCGGTAACAAGACTTATTGGTATAGAGTTGACGGTATTGCATATGCTGATAAGCATGAAGCTGCAGCAGCCCATTCTTGTGGCGTATCAACCGTAGTAAATAGATCTCGAAATAAGAAGTTTCCTAATTGGAAGGAATATAAATACACAAGCGAACAGTTTAAATAATAGGTGTATAATGCTATCTTTTAGAAAATACTTGCGAGAAAATATGGTTAGACCTTTTAATCCTTTATCAATTGGTGATTTACGAAAAGATGAAAACCGGCCTGCTAACTTTATAGCAAAGGTAGAAGATGGTACTCCCTTTCAAACAGCACGTAAAGGTAATGTATTAATAACTAAATCTGAACTTGCAAGTGTTAGAGCCTTTATGACAGCTGACAGCGGTAAATATCCCGCTACAAGAACTTCTATGATGGTTAAGACAAGTAAAGGTTCACTTAAAATACCTAATGACTTTCTTAAGACTGGTGACTTTGGTGGTAAGGGTCAGGGCTCAGGGACTAGTGCTGAAGATATGGCCATGAAAGACTTCAATAAGAAGCTTATAAACATATTAGAAAAAAACTCTATTGGTGAGATTAAAGTAAGGATTAACGGTAGGGTAGTACCTGTTGGTTTAATGGTTAAGACTGAAGGTAAGTATCAAGGTAAAGAACCTAAGTCAGATATGACCCTTGTCGATGCCCAAGGAAACCCTCAAGCATATATCTCACATAAAGCAGGCCGTACTGCTAAAGACTACCAGCAGTATGGTGGCTTATCTTATAGACAATATAATAATAATACTAATATTGCTAACTTTATGAAAGCAGTACAAAAAGAAGCTCCTGATGGTCTTTCTAGCGGGCAATCATTCTACCGAAAAATAACAGATGATAAGTTAGTAAAAGAAGCCATATATGGACCTGAATATGGTGGTCGACCCAGTATAAGTAATATTGATGAGTTCCATCTAGGCAACATGAGCCTTAAAGGTACGGGTGAAGGTCCTTATACTATTACATCTACCCATAAAGGAGCAAACGGCGATTTACCTAAAGGTCAATTCGAAGCTGTATACTTTATTCGATATCAAGCCAGAAGAGGTGACGCCAGAGCAGGTGGTGAAGTTGTTAAAAATGCACGGGTAGGTATTTTTCCAATAGCGAAAATTTCAAGTACATCGAGAGAGATATAATGATAAAGTTTAAAACTTATATTGAAGAGTCAAAGAATACTCATATGGAACATTTAGAAGATAATGTTCTTAACGGCGGTGTAAAGGGTGCACGTCAGTCGATCAACTTTCTTCGCCAACTACGAGATACCCTCTCTGGTGACTCGAGAGAAGCAGTTAATGCTACTGTTAAATGGGACGGCGCACCAGCTATCTTTGTAGGTAATGATCCTTCTGATGGCAAGTTCTTTGTTGCTAAAAAAGGTATCTTTAATAAGAACCCTAAAGTCTATAAAACTAAAGCTGACGTTGATGCAGATACATCTGGCGACTTGGCTGATAAGTTAAATATGGCTCTTACAATGCTATCCGGAATGAAGATCGATGGTGTAGTTCAAGGTGACTTTCTCTTTAGTTCTAGTGATCTTAAATCGCAGACTATCGATGGTGAAACATATGTAGTGTTTCATCCTAATACTATTGCTTATGCTGTACCTATGAAGTCTGCTTTAGGTAGAAAGATCTTAAACTCAAAAATGGGTGTTGTATGGCATACAATGTATAAAGGTAATTCTTTTGAGACTATGAGAGCCTCCTTTGGTGTTGATGTTAATAAGTTTGGTAAAATTCCTGGTGTATGGCAAATTGACGCCGGTTATGAGGATGTATCTGGTTCAGCTACTATGACTAAAGCAGAGACTGTTGAAGTAACAAAACACCTCGCATTGGCTGGTAAATCATTTAATAAAATTAAAGCAGCTAATTTAAACTTCATTGCGGATAATGAAGAGCTGCTAGATAGAATGAAAGTATATCATAACTCTCGTATTAGAGAGCGTCAAGAGATTAAGAATCCTATGGCTCACGCTAAAGGCATGGTTCAGTATATGATGGCTTATGAGAAGAAAGAACTCGCTAAGCGTAGTACCGAGAGAGGTAAGAAGGGCTTTAGTGATAAGTTTGCTCCTATTAAAAAGTTTGTTGCTAATACACCTATACAACAGATTGCAGCTATCTATGAGCTCATGATGCATTTAGTTCATACTAAAAAGCTTATTATCGATAAGATGAACAGAGCAGCTAAGCTTAAGACATTTCTCAAGACCCGTAAAGGTTTTATTATTACTAGTGAAGAAGGTTATGTAGCTATTGATAAAATGTCTGGTAATGCAGTTAAGTTAGTTGATAGACTAGAATTCAGCTATGCCAACTTCAGTCCTGATATTATTAAGGGTTGGCAGAGCGATACACGAAAATAAGTTTAGCTAAATATTAACGTGAGTAAGGCTAATAGCAAACCTCATAGATGACAGGTAAGGTTTAACAAACCCTGGGGAATAAAATGGAAAAAGAAAAATTGAATAAGTCTAAGAAGACGGTTACTGGTCAACCACGCGATGAGATCGATATCCGCCCGAAAGACAAAAAACTTAATGAAGCCAAAGGAAAGACTGCTGTCTTAACTTTCGGTCGTATGAATCCTCCGACGATTGGTCATGAAGTTCTTGTTCAGAAAGTTGTAACTACTGCAAGACAATCTAGTGGAACTCCCTTAATATTTCTGTCACACAGTTCCGACCCAAAGAAAAATCCGCTCTCCTATGAAGAAAAGGTCCGATTGGCTCAGGCCGCTTTTGGTCGTAACATTGTAGTGAAATCACGCGCCCGTACCATTATAGAAGTACTGAAACAGTTGACTGGTCAGTATGATAATGTTAAGGTCGTGGTTGGTTCGGACCGAGTGTCAGAATTTGAAAGGATCCTTAATACTTATAACGGCAGAGACTTCAAGTTTAAGTCCGTAGAAGTTGTATCCGCTGGCACTCGGGACCCGGACGCTGAAGGCGTTTCCGGTATGTCTGCATCCAAGATGCGTGACGCGGCCGCTAAAAACGATAAGAATTCATTTAAGAAAGGCCTGCCAAGAGGTTTAAAATCTATGGCTGATATGGTCTTTACTATGGTACGTGCAGGTATGAAGCTCGCTGAAGAGCTAGAAGCTGACGGATTGCTTGCTGAAGCACCATTAACTGCCCTCCAAAGACGTAAGAAAGCCCTCTCCGCAAGACGATTTAAATCACGTCTCAAGTTCGCAAGAAAGCGTCAATCAAAACGTATGGCATCTCGTAAGCGTATTGCTAAGAGATCAGCTCGTGCTGCTATTAGAGTTATGCGTAAGAGGCTTGCTGGTAAAAGAGGCCAGGGTTATAGTAAATTGACTGCAGCTGAAAAAGGTGCTATCGATAAAAGAGTACAGGCACGTAAAGGTGTTCTTAAAAAGATCGCTAAGAGATTAATGCCTAAAGTACGTAGAGCAGAGATTGCTAGACACGCAGGTACTAGAAGAGAAGAGTTTGATGTATTCTTTGATAAGTATTTGCTTGAGACTGAATCAACTATCCATTTAAACTCTTTGGAAGAAGTTTATGCTATGGTTGATCGCTTCCTCGACCGTATAGAAGCTCCTCTCATTACTGAGAAAGCCGAACTTAATATTATTAAAAGAAGTGAGAAAACTGGTATTGATGTTAATGCCTTATTCGAAGCCTATTTTGAAGGGTATAAGATGCCTAAAGATCACGAGACACCTGAACAATCAGGTTTCAGAAATATGAATGAGTTAATTAAGAGTGTTGTTGCAGAAGATATTACTCGTCATGCAGATCAAAAAAGAGTAAAGGTCAAAGGACCAGATGGTAAAACTACTTGGCGGAATGTTAAACGTGAAGTTAAAATTGAAGGCACAACATCACTTACTCCAGAAAAAACTCTTGGTGGTGTTCAACAGAAAAAAGCCCTAGAATTAGAGACTAAAGGTGCTCCTAAAGGCTACCATTTTACTCGCGACGGCAAGCTTAAGAAGGGCGATGCTGGAGCTGATGGAGATGGCGGCCCTAAGCTTCGTTCTGATCCTCTAGACAAACAGCGCAGTAAGATTCCTCCGCTGCCTGAGAATAGAACTAAGACTGTTAATACAAGACAGAACAAAGAACTTAAAAGACTGAAGATGAGACATGTACGTCAAGATGCTGCAGCAAAAATTAGTAAACTGAAGAAGACTAATCCTAATCCAACTGCTAGAGTTAATGAAGAGTTTGAGGCTCTTGATGAGCTGTACTTCAAAGTTAAACTGAATCAACTACCTCCTTTCTTTGTTGATGCTAATTCAGCTGGCGAAGTAAAGCGTGATCTTAGAATGATGATCAAGAAGCCTGATGAAAATATTAGTAGTATTGAAAGACAGACTCCTTCTAAAGTACGTAAGCACTTCAGAGATCTAGCCAGAGGTAATGAACCTGAAGAAGCAGATATTGATGAAGAAGGCGGAGCAGGTGATATTGGCACTAATAAGCTGGCTAATAAATATAAGAAAGAAACACCTGGACAGAACGCTAATGAGATGTTCGAGAACTTTATGGATGGTAAAAATCCTGAAGATAAAGGCGATAGTGCTAGACATGGGATTCCAAAGAACGCAACTAAAGCACAGCTAAAGAAGATCAGAAGCTCAGATAGCTCTAGCCCTAGAAAGAAACAGCTAGCGCACTTTCAGCTAAATATGCGTAAGAAGGACTAGTATGTATAGTTTTAAACAGTTTACAGAAGCTACCTATCAAGGTAAAAAAGTAACTCTTAATAAGCCTAGTTCCGGGGATGTAAAGAAATCAAAAGTGTATGTCGACCCTGACGGGGACGGCAAAGCTCAAAAAGTTAATTTCGGTGATAAGAATATGTCTATTAAGAAGCATATTCCAGCTCGAAAGAAGTCATTTAGAGCAAGACACAATTGTGATAACCCTGGTCCAAAAACTAAAGCGAGATATTGGTCCTGTAAAGCCTGGTAACTTGAGGTAATATTATGAAGATTGCAGTCTATGGTGATAGCCAAGTAGACCCTCATCACGTGCGAATATGCGCCGATGCAAACCCACTTAT